TTTACAGGTTATCCATGAAGCCAGACGGAAGGAGCAAGAACAGCGAGCTACCGAGCAAGACAAATTAGATATAGAGGCAGTGCTTAGGTCTTACAAGAATGCACCAAAAGAGGCAGAGCAAAAAAGGAAAGAAGCGGAAGAGCGAGCTGAAAGGTGGAATAAGCACAGGTCAGAAAACAAAGACAAGATTCTGGAACACATAACCAAAAACCCTAAACCATTGGGCGAGTGACTTACGCTAAAGCAAAAAAGAAATTAGACGATACGTTTAGCAAGTACATCCGGATGAAATACTCGCCAGACGGTGAGCACGTTCAATGTATCAGTTGCGGCAAGTTCAAGGAAATCAAAAGAATGCAGGCAGGGCATTATATTTCCAGAAAGGAGCTTGCGCTGCGATGGGATGAAAGGAATGTGCACCCGCAATGCGTAAAATGCAATATGTTTTCTGAAGGTAACAAGCCTGCTCACGCGATTAAGCTAATTGAGATGTATGGCGATGGCATACTCCAGAGGTTGCAAGTAGATTCTAAGCGCATGACCAAGTTGGCGACATTTGAATTGGTTGAGATGGAAAAGGAGTATAAAAAAAAGCTAATTGAGTTACAGGCATTACACAATTAAAGAAGATCGCTACATTCGGTTAAGCATCAAGACCAAAACAGTCAAGCAAATTGCAATAGACATTGACCGCACTCATGGCTCGGTGCTTAATTATGTCCGGCGCAAAGGAATTAGACCGAAGCAGAAAACCAATGCTAAGGGCGGGAGTTATCGGGCAACAGCAATAGGCACAGTCAGTATTTGGAACAGAGGCGGCAAGCTTACCAAGTATGTGAAAACACAAAACGGTTGGAGGGCTTTACATTGCGAAGTATGGAAGAGCCACAAAGGAGCGGCTGGTGCTGGAAATACAATAAAATTTAGAGATGGCGACCGCATGAATTGTGAATTTAGTAATTTAGCGACATGAAGCAAGTTGCTATTGGCAGGGTTAAGAAAAACCCAAACAATCCGCGAACTATTGACCAAGCCAAATTAAAAGCTTTGGTTGGTAGTGTTCAAGACTTTCCAGAAATGATGAAGCTTCGACCAATTATAGTCAACAAAGACATGATGGTATTGGGGGGCAATATGAGGTTGGAGGCGGCGAGGCAGTTAGGCATGGACAAAGTGTGGATTCAGGTTGCAGACCTGACACCTGAACAGGAAAAGGAGTTTATTGTAAAAGACAATATATCCTATGGAGTTTGGGACTATGACCAGCTTATAGGCGAGTGGGAAACAGACTTGCTACTAACTTGGGGCTTAGAGATTGGCGATTCAGACTATTTCCAAGTTGATGATTCGAACGAATTTAAAGCCCCAAGACCATCTGATGATGATTACGCAGCTTTTGAGCTGGTAATGCTAAAGCACAACAAGTACAAATTAATTGATTCACTAAATAACGCTAAAGAGGAAAGCGGTGCAGGCTCGCAAGAAGATGCGTTAATGCACATTATTGAAGTTTATGAAAATAGAAAATAGCAGCTTTGTCAGCTTTGACAAATCAATAGACGGGCTCTTGTTTGACGACAGCAAAAACGAGAAATACCCTATTCGTTACTACAATGTAATTAGCGGGTTTGTTGGCGACACCGAAGGGGTTAGTTATCTGGGCTTTGTTTATTCAGGCAGTGTAAGCGTACTAAATAACAGGAACAACACGAAGCACGAGCTGGTTAGTGGAATGTACTTTTCTATTTCCGGACACTTTCAGCTTTGCGGAGATGGTAAGGCTATTTTGATAGAAGTGTTGCACGATCAGGGCGAGTACCCAAGCACTAATTACAGGGCGGTTGACTTGATTGGGGGCAAAATAGAAGAAAAGGGACGGCTAAGGTACATTGACGGATGCACTGACAGTCTTTTGATTCCTCCGGTAAAGCTTGGCGACCCGTGCCTAAACCACTTGCACTTCCCTTCTGGAATAGACCAAACAGCTCATACTCACCCATCTCATAGGATAGGCATAGTTCACTCGGGCAATGGATTATGTAAGACGCCATTTGGCAACGTGCCCTTGACGCCTCAGACTATTTTCATAATTAAGGCTTGGGACGGGGTGAGTACCGACACTGGCATTGATGGCAAGACATACCCAAATGGTACTCATAGCTTTCAGACATTTGATAATGTTATGAATGTGATTGCGTTTCATCCGGATAGCGATTTCGGTGCTACCGACATTAACCACCCGATGATTAACCGAACGATAGTTGATGGCAAGAGTGCATCGCAGATTGACAGCATTCGCACAAAATGAGCGTAAGAAAAAAAGAGTATTTAGATGCCAATGTTTACGAGCAAACGCTTGATAGGATAAGGTACATCTACAAGTCTTTTGATAAAGTTGTGGTTTCCTTTTCTGGTGGCAAGGATAGTACGGCTGTTTTGAATTGCGCTCTGGAAGTGGCTAAGGAGCTGGGCAAGCTTCCGCTTACGGTGGCTTTCTTTGACGAGGAGGCGATACACCCTCCTACAATAGACTACGTCAGGAGAATATCCGAAATGCCAGAAGTCAATCTGGAGTGGTACTGCTTAGAGTTCAAGCACAGAAACGCCTGCTCAAATGAAGAGCCTTTTTGGTACACTTGGGACGCAGAAAAAAAAGACTTATGGGTCAGAGAGTTACCAGCGGAGGCGATAACAAAACACAAGAACTTCAAAAAAGGTATGTCTTTTCAGGAGTTTTCGCCGTATTTGTACGACATAAGCGATGGCAAGATTGCTATGCTTACTGGCATTAGAACGCAAGAGAGTTTGCGCCGCTATCAAGTTATAGCGAAAAAGAAAAATGATGCTTATATACAATTCTCAACTGCAAAGGGAGCTAATCAATATTTGTGTCACCCGATATATGACTGGTCAAGTGAGGACGTCTGGCTGGCGGTTAAAAAGCTTGGATGGGATTACAACCGGACTTATGACATCTTCAATCAAACTAAGCTTTTCGGCAAGTTGCTAACCCAAAGGGTATGCCCTCCATACGGTGAAGAGCCATTGAGGGGTTTGTGGGTTTATTCCGAGTGCTTCCCTGAAATGTGGCACAAAATGATTGACAGGGTTTCCGGCGTTGCGACCGCTTGGCGGTATGGAAATACAGAGCTTTACAACTCTGCATCAGAAAAGCCCGACAACATATCTTACAAGCAATACCTAAGTGTAATACTTGACAGTTACGGGAGGGATGCAAAGAACGAAGTTATGCGAAGAATAAACGGATATATCCGGCTTCACAAAAAGCGGTCAAGGCTTGCCATACCAGAAGAAACGGCAGACGTAAACAGCGGGGTTAGTTGGCAATGGTTGTGCAAGATAGCTTTAAGGGGAGACTTTAAGGGGAGGCAGTCAAACGTACTAAACACGGAGGCTCAAAAGCAGAGAGCAAAACTGGGAATAACAGAGGCGGAAGCAAAAATCAGATACGGCAAATGAACACAAGCGAAGCAAGAGAGTTCGTCAATAACGCAAATTGGGTATATGCAAAGTCCTACTCGGAGACCTACCCACACGAATACACAACACGCGACAGGGTTGGCGATGACAAGTTGTTTGAGGCATTTATATTGTTCGCAAGAGAAAACGCCATTCTTAAAAACTTTTACAGCAAACAGTACCTCTACTTTGAGCTTGACGGCTTCGAGTATTGGGAGATGGGGCGACCAACGAAAGCGGTGGTTGTGTTGAACAGAGCACCTATAAACGACCAAAAATCTTACAGGGGTATTGCACCCGAACCAGAGGCGAAAGAGTTGCTGCTAAAAAAACTCAAAGCGAGGGATGAATACCTTGCATTTTTGCATTCAAAAAACAGATCACCTCTCGAAGCAAAGCAATTCGAGTTCCTAATGAACAGCGAAAGAAAAAGCCCTAACATATTAGACCACTCACAAAAAGAACTAAGGTACGTATGAAACAGCCGTTAGAAACCCTCACGTGGATAGAGCGGGGCAAGTTGATACCTAACAACTACAACCCGAATAGCGTCGCACCAACAGAGCTAAAGCTGCTGAAAACCTCAATAATGGAGGACGGATGGACGCAGCCGATTGTTATAAACCCAGACTTCACCATCGTTGATGGCTTCCACAGGTGGACAGTATCCGGAGACAAAGAAGTATCTGCGTTAACCGGTGGCAAAGTTCCGGTTGTAACAATAACGCCAAAGGACAAGTCGCAGCAACAGATGGCAACCATTCGCCACAACCGAGCAAGAGGCACTCACGCCGTCCTGAAAATGAGCGAAATCGTAACAGAGATGGTAAACAGCGGATTGACTGGAGAGGAAATAATGCAGAGGCTGGGCATGGAAAGAGAAGAGGTTACAAGATTGCTTTTCAGGGCTGGAATACCTAAGAGCGAAGTCTTTAAGGATATGGAGTTTAGCAAGTCTTGGAAGCCTAAATAATGGGAACAGAAGGTAACATAAAAAAAAGCGCAATGCTTCAGGCGTTAGAAAAATCGCTTGGAGTGGTTACAACTGCCTGCAAGTCGGTAGGTATTGCGAGGAAAACCCATTACAAATGGCTAAAAGAGGATGAAGAGTACCAAGAATCTGTAAAAAGCTTGAAAGATGTTGCTCTTGACTTTGCAGAAAGCCAGCTACACAAGCAAATCAGCGAGGGCAACACGACTGCAACTATCTTCTACCTAAAAACGCAGGGGAAAGAGCGTGGATACATTGAGAGGTTTGAGCATACCGGAGCGGAGGGCGTGCCATTAGTGCCGATAGACAGCATTGAGTTCAAGTCGTAGAAAAAATATTTTCAGCAAAGCTTGGCGGTTTATAAATTGTGTCTTATATTTGTGGTATGATAAACGCAAAAAAACAGAAAGCGATGAAAGGTTTGAAGTACTACATAGCAGAAAGACATAACCCGCAATTCGATAAGCCTTATTACAGAGCAAAGGGGCAAATGACAAAAGCAGATGCCCGTAAGGCAGAAGATTGTTTATATGGAAGTGTGTATATGATTGAGTTTCCCAATGAAGAGGCGTACCGTGCTCAAATTAAGGAGCTATTGTCTACTGGGTTTAGGGTCAACGGAGCAACAAATTAGAGTCTTTGGGTTTAGGGCAGGGCATAGAAGCCACTCAGGTACTAAAGTGGACACTTGAAAGCCCCAAGCCCGTAATCGTTCACGAGGGCGGCTCGCGCTCTTCAAAGACGATCAGCATAATTCAGTGGGTAATCCTTTATTGTCAAGCCAATAGGGGCAAAATGGTAACCATAGCAAGGAAACACTTGGTGTGGCTTAGACCTACGGTTTACCTTGACTTTCTGAAGGTGCTTAATTGGTACGGGTTTTACAGGGAATCAAACCTAAGAAAGGGCGACATGAGCTATCAGCTCTTCGGCAACACTGTGCGGTTTATTGGTCTGGACGAATCAGACCAAAAGATTCATGGCATGGAGCAAGACGTTACTTGGATAAACGAAGGAATAGAGGCTAACAAAGATCAATTTGACCAGTTAGAGCAAAGGACAAACGAACGCTTCATAATTGATTACAACCCAAAGTTCAGCGAACATTGGCTTTATCATTTAGAATTGCGCCCTGACGTGGCTCTGTTCCGGTCTACGATGCTAAACAACCCGTACATACCTGAACGGCAAAGGGCTAAGA